CTATTCCAAACAACTACACCTTGTTGCAACCATTTTGGTAAATGCTCATAAGCCGTTTTTAATCTTTGAAGAATCTCTCTTGAAGTAGAACCCTTATTTGCTAATATAGCAATATTAGATTGTGGATTAAAAAGAGCAAAATGTAATAAGTAAGCAACAATCGTTGTTGATTTTCCAGTTTGTCTAGGCATTTTACAAATAACAAAACGATTCTCATGCATTGTCTGAACCATTTCTTCTTGATAATCATAAAGATCAAAAGGCATTAAACCGTGATCAACATGAATAATTTGCATATATGTTCTTGCAAAATGCACAGGATCCTTAGAACATCTAAGAAATTCTTCTATAGTTTCTTTATCATATTCTAATGGTTGATATGCCCCTTTAAGAAGAGGATTTCCTGCGTAAGTATCTTGTGCCATTATGTTAACTCGTAATTTACTAAACCTTGTTTTGCAGTAAAATCCATAGCACCTGACATGGATCCTAATATTTTTAATGTAGCAGATTTAGGAGAAACCATTTTTATATCAATAATACCCTTTCTCCATTTAGATTTACTTAAATTTGCTTGATAAAAATCTTTACCACCAATTATGTCACTAACATATTTTTTTGATAAAAGATCATTATTTAAAATACTCGCTACAGAATAATTAAAAAAAGAAGTAATTGTAAAAGGATAATTATTTCTTATTGTTAGTTTAACTTGATCTCTTCCATCAAACGTTTTTTTATTTATAAAATAATCTTCTATTGATTCTATTACATTATCAAGTTCTTGATTTTCTTTTTGTGTAAGTTCTGTCCCCATTGCAACTTTTCGAATACTATCATAAAGAGAATGATTTGAATTTTTTACGATTGCTTTTTTTATTTTTAATACTTCTCTTAGTCCAACTTCATATGTTATGTTTTTTGAAAATTTAAATCTGCTTGCTCCTACTTGTTCTGATGTATATCCCATTTTAGATGCAACCATACACATTTTTTTAAAAAAGCAATTTCTATAAGTAGAATGCTTTTTCATTCCATAAGGAAGAATATTTGACATAAATGAAGCGGCGGATCCTTTATCATATTTACTTGATACACTAACAGTAGTTGTATCAAATATCAAACTACTATCAATGAGTTTAAATGCAGGATCAGTTGGTATACTAAAAGATTTTAAATTAATACCGAACATATCAGAAGGAGTACATGTATCTTCTAATTGATTTTTGAATGCTAATATTCCTATCAAGATTTCACCAAAATATACACCAAGTTCATCAATATGTCTATCATCAACACCATTCAAATCTATTTCAGATAAATCATCTTTATCTAAATAAGATTTTATTTTTTCTACAACATAATCATTATCATGTATTCTATTATCTAAACCCCAAATAACGCTTTTTTTTAATTCTTCAAAAGTTTCAAACAACTTTACAGGAACATCTTTTGCAGTAAGTACTGTTATTTTTTCATCTTTACCTTTTTCTGTAAAATCTTCTGCTAATATTTGTAATTTTTGAGGTCTTTCAGCACCAAGATCATCTGTGGGTTTTCTTATTTTTGAAATTAATACATAACCCTTTTTTCTTTGATATTCAATATTAGCATACTTTTTTTTTTGAAATTCTTTATATTTCTCTGAAGCTAATTTTATCTCAGTTCTTGGATGAATATTAATATTCATGCTTTCTAATTCATCATTTTTTTCTTCAAACATTTCGGCAACCTGACCATTCTCTATTCTTACTTTCAATTTTTTCCAGTCAGGATTTTTTGTAACATATCGTGTAAAAACCACATGTCCTGGATTTCTTCTGTCAGTTTGTCCTAAGTGTGCCACTATTCTTTTTTATCTTTTAACATTTTTTGAAGTTCTGCAGTACTTCCAACAAATAATGCATTTGTTACTCTATTGGGTACAGCTTTCGTATCTTGTGTAATATCTTTTACCTGTTTATGAACATTTATTAAATTTTGATTTTGTTCACCTACAGTCTTAATCAATTGACCCACAACTTCAAACATTCTAGCATTACCACTATCTTTTGCATCTTGTAACAAATCTTCGATGGCATCATGTCCTCTTTCAATAATATTGTATATATTTTCACGGGCATATCTATAATCAGTATCCAAATCATTTGAGTTTGAGTCAACAACCTTTCTTTCTGGGGGCTTTTTAATAATAGAGCCAGAAGGTATTTCTAATATTTTATCTAATTTATCTTCGAAAGTTTTCATTGTAATTTATATTATCCGTAAGTTCCTGTAGAAGCATCATAATCAACTGGTGGACTGTAAACTGTTATCGTAGTATTTGCATCAAAATCATCACCTGGAGTAATATATGTATTTGCTCCTCCTTCAGGAACAATTGTAATTTTACTGATTATATTATCATAACCAAGCTCGGTCACACTATCTTCAGTTAGAAAGAAATCACCTGTTTCCAATAAAAGTTGATTTTTTGCAAAAGGAGTAGAATCTTCCATCAACATTTCACAATTTGTTAACATGGGAACAACAGGATCAGCTTCTTTAAATGCAACTTCAATTGTTTTAATTATTGATTGACCAGATTTGACATCAGGATATATAAATCCCTTTAACATAAAGTTTATTGTCCAAACAATTGTTCTTCTAGCAGAGAACTCTCCTTCATAAGAATCTTCACTTGTTGCGCTTTGAATAACAATTGGAATATCTAATTTGATACCCATATCTGTTAAAATATTTACACTTACATTAAACTCTGGAGTAAAGAATGGAAGAACTTGTTCTAATATTTGAGTGCCATCTTCAGCATTTTCTACAAATGCATATAAAGCAAAATCAAGAATATATGGTGAAGGATTAAACATCTTTTTAAGATTTCTTTCACCATTAATAGATTCTTTATGTGTTAATGAACCTACTGTATTTAATTTTCTAATGGGATCATAAGCTATACCAGTCATTTCAAATCCCATTCTAGGAAGTTGAATAGCAACTTGCTGATCTAAATCTGGATCTTGATTTATTCTTGTAAGAAATTTTTGCTTTGGTCCATAGGCTATTGGTACTTTTTGTCGAGATACAACATTACCACCCCCATCCTTTTTTTCAATATTAATATCATTAAATAATGTTCCAAACAACGCAACATATTTTCTTATTGTTTGATGATAAAAAGTTTGTCCTAACATAATACTCCATAAAGATTGTAATATTATTTAGTTGTATAAATAGTCTTATGGCACTCTCAATAAAAACTCAAGGCGAAAATTTAACAATCTATCAAGGTAGTAACTTTGAAAAAGTTTTTACTGCTAAAGATGCAAACAATTCAAATGTGACCATAAGTACTGGTACTTGTGCTTCTAAAATGAAGAAGAATCATACAACTACTAATACTTCTTGGATAATGTCTTTTACAGCCGCAGTAGAAGGCAGTAATGTTACCATAACTGCTAATGCTACTCAAACAGCAAATATGTCTTCAGGATTATATGTATATGATGTTGAATACACCCAAGCGGATACTGAAACAAAGGAAAGGGTAGTTGAAGGCATGATTACAATTCTTGCAGAATCTACAACTTAAAAATTACTTTCACTAAACGGGTTTCCTTCAGAAAAATCAATAATAGAATCTGCTTCAGTTTCGATAGACACATTATTTGCAGAAGGATCATTAACAAATTCTTGTGTATTAGGTGTAGTACCTACTGTATAATAAGCACCACTTGTATTTCCAACTACATTTTGACTATATGTAAAGGTACCCATCAAATCTGTTAATTTCAATACTCTATCAGTAGAATTCCAAGATATTACTCTTCCTTTTGTATTAGCAGTACTTTCTGTGCTTCCAACAAATACATATTCGTCATCTACATAATTTCCTGAACCTCCTGAATCAAGAGTTACTTCTATTGAATAAGCATATTTATCTTCTACTTCATCTATGTCTTCAATACCAGTATCAATTCTTTGATCATCGTATTGAAATAATTCACATGTTAAATCAAATATTGGTAATTTACCAAACTGATAAAACATTGATTCATGTTCAACAAATCTAATTTCATAAAGTTTTTTATTTAATGGAAAAAATATTACATCACCTTCTCTTGGTCTATCATAACCAGTATCTAAATTTTCCCACCTTCTTCTTGCTACAGAAAAAATTACTTGATCTCTTATTTCTAATCCGAATCTTGAAATAAAATCACCTTCTCCCTCAAACCCATCAACTGATTTAACATACATTTCTATTAAATGGGATTGATTAAATTGTGAAATAGTATCTTCGCCATAAAGAAGATCCTCATTCATATATTGTCTTGGAAGGTAATAGTTATCTATGCCAAAATTTTTTATAGATTCTATTATTAAATCTTGATGTAAATTTTGTTCTGCGGCATTTTGAAAATGATTAAAATAAGAATTAGTAGGCATTATCCTGGACCAACCATAAAGTCAACTGGTAATTCAAATTTAAGAGATGCTTGTTCTTCTGTTTCTCTTAATTCTGTTATTGCTTCTTCAAATAGTGATCTTCCATTTAATGTCGTTCCTCCTGGAAGTTGTACACCTTCATATTTTATTAAATTAGCCCCCCATTGTCTTTTAAAAAGGGCAGTAACATATCTCTTTAAAAACATATCATTATATACATCTGTAAATGTTGCAGGTTCAATTATTCTATAACACTCTGCAACAATATATTCGTCAACAGTAAGATCATCACTATCCCAATCTAAATCTAAATATAATCGATTTTGATGTCTACTAAATCGTAAAGGTTTTTTTCCTACGAACATGTCATTCAACAATTGTAAATGTTGCATTGACATTTTATAATTTATTATAGAAGTAGCAGTAAGATAAGGCATTTCATTTAAATGAAATTGATATCTAAACGAAAACAAATCACTTGATGTTTGTCCTCCACCAGTATCCTGTATGTCAAAAATACCCGTCACACCAATTATGGAATCATTTAATGTAATATAATGATTATCTATATCACCAAAAGTAACTAATGAATCATCAGTATCGGCTACCGCGGCCGTTCCACTTGTACTTCCAGTTATTGTTTCGCCATTTGAAAAACTAGATGTAACATCATTATTTGAAATTCCATTCGTATCTTTATGTGTTTTGAATGTTATAACAGTAGAATTTGCAGAAACTAAAGTCGCAGTCGCATTTGATGTTCCACCAGTTATTGGCTCACCAACAGTAAAACCTGTTCCAGAAATAATTTTAACAGTTGAACCAGTAATTCGATGTACATTATACATTCTTTCAACACCATCAAAATGATATTCTTGAAAAAACTGTAGTCCCTCATCCATTCGATCTTCCAGTTGATCATCTTCTACGTTTATTTCAATAACTGGTTGTCCTAAATTTCTAAGACAATATTGTTTTAATTCTTCTCTTGAGCTAGGTTTTGCCATTTTTCTCTTAAACTTGATTTACAACTGTTCCAGAAGTATCTTTTACTGGTAATCTGCAATTAACATTAACAGTAGAATTCGCAGACAATAAAGGACCCCCGCAAGTAAGTACTCCGTTCGCTAATGTACTAAAAATATCACCACTAGAATTTGCAACTTGAAGAATTTGGGTTGCACCTGTACTAGACATTCCATGCACATATAAAGTAGCACCAGTCGAATCAACATGGGATGATTTAAAAATACCTACTGATGTAGAATGAGCATTTGTTGCTGTCACATTTAATGCTGGATTGGTATTTTGCCACTGTATAACAGAAATACCTGTTCCTCCATCTGTTTTAACTTTTAATCCTATTGATCCAGTAGCACCTGTTGCATCTTGTAATATATTTACAACTGCTCTAGCATCAGTAGAACTATTATTATCTGTTACAGCAAGCATGGAACCTGACATAGCATGGGAAGTTCCTGTTCCCAATCCATGATGTATTGCTAACACATGACCTGAAGTTGTTGCAT